GATGGCCAACGACGTCCTCTATCTCGTCGACGGCTACGACGAGCCCGATCCCGTTCCCGAGCTGCCCGACGGGCCGGTCTTCGGTCTGAACGTCACGGGCCCCGACACCGACGGACACCGCGCCCTCCTGGGCGGCCCGTCCGCCGACCTCAAGGGCATCCGGATGTTCTTCCAGCCCGGCGAGGCCCCGCACTGGAACGAGGTGAAGTCGCGCGGCATCCGCCCCAGCGACGAGCCCTGGTTCAGTGCCAAGACCCTCACCGAGGCCACGCTGCGCGCCTGGGTCCGCGCCCTGCCGGCCGACTACAGCGCCTGGCTGGCGGCCAACGACAAGAAGCTGCGGTTCACCTACTGGCACGAGTGCGAGGCCGACATCCGCACCGACGCCCAGATCGCGGCCTACCTCGCGACCTACGAGCTGATCCAGAAGGTCTTCGCGTCCGAGCCCAACGGCAAGTTCTTCGAGGCGTGGAAGATCCTGCTGCGCTACTCGCAGGACGAGGACGGTAGCCTCAAGGGCTCCTGGCCGAAGTACGTCGGCGGTCAGCGCATCCCGGTCGGCCTCGACGCCTACTGGTCGGGCTGGATCCTCGACTACTGGGAGCCGGCCGAGCTGCTCAAGACCATCCTGGCGATCCACGCGCAGACCGGCCTGCGTGTCTGTGTCCCCGAGGTCGGCGGCGTCACGAAGTTCACCAAGAAGGACGGATCGCGTGGTCGCTGGGATGCCGACGGCTCCAAGCGTGCAGTCGCGATCCGTAAGCTGGTGGACTTCGTCCGGGCCCACCCGGAGATCGAGTCGATCAACTGGTGGTGCGGGACCGGTGCAGCCGGTGACCATCACCTCGATCCGTACCCGAGCAACGTCGCGGAGTGGAAGCGCGGCGTGACGAACGCTCCCTGATCAGAAATGTAGCGCCAGCGCTACGTTTCCTGGTATTCTCGGTTTCTCCGAGAGATCACCAGACCAAAGGAGACCGTCATGTCCGAGCCCACCAACGAGCAGGCCGAGGCCGAGCCCACCGTCGCCGAGAAGCGGGCAACCCTTCGAGCGGCCGGCAAGCCCGTCGGGCTCCGCGGGAAGCTGTCGAAGCAGGCCGAGCAGGACTTCCGCGAACTGCGCGGGCAGGCTCGACCGCAGGTCTGACCTACGAACAGAGGGCCCCGCGGTGATCCTGCGGGGCCCTCGTCGTACTATGGGGAAGCCGTCCCCAACTACCCAGGAGGAACCCCTTGGCCGCCATGACGCCCGGTTCGGCCAAGACCCTGGCCCACCGCTACTTCCCCGACTTCCTCGAGCAGCGCGCCGAGATCGAGGTCTGGGATACGTGGTACCGCGGGACGGACCAGCACGAGACTCTCTACATCCCCCGGCACTACAGCAAGAATGACGAGTACGACGACCTCATGGAGCGGTCGCCCACGCCCTGGCTGGCGCTCGGCATCACCAGCCTGGCCCAGACCTGCTACGTCGACGGTGTCCGCCGGAAGGGCACCAACGACCTGCTCGACTCGTGGGAGGTCTGGCAGCAGAACCGCTGGGACTCTCGGCAGAACGCGCTCTACCGCGGCATCATGGCCCACGGCCTGGCCTTCAACCTCGTCCTGCCCGGCACCCTCCCGCTGACCAACGAGAAGACCGCCGTCTGGCGCGGCCTGTCGGCCAAGAGCACCGCGGCCTGGTACGAGTACCCCGACGACGAGTGGGCCAAGTTCGGCCTGCACGCCGAGGAGACCTTCGTCGACGACCAGCCGGGATGGAACGTCGAGCTCTACGACGGCGACGCCACCTACCGCCTGACCTGCAAGGGCAACGGCGAGCGCATCGAGGACTGGGACGGCGGCGCCTCCGACGACCACGACCTCGGCGTCTGCCCGCTCGTCCGCTACACCAACATGACCGACCTCGACGGTCGGCACACGGGCGAGATCGAGCCCTTCATCCCGCTCGCGAAGCGGATCGACCAGACCCTCTTCGACCGCCTGATCGTCCAGCGGTTCGGAGCCTGGAAGGTCCGGTTCATCACCGGCCTGCAGCGTCCCGCCAACATGAGCGAGACGCAGTACCAGACCGAACTGCTCAAGATGAAGATCAACGACTTCCTCGTCGCGACCAGCCCGGACACGAAGTTCGGCGCGCTGGAGGAGACCTCGCTCGACGGCTTCATCAAGGCCCGCGACGCCGATGTCCGCGACCTCTCCGCGGTCCTGCAGGTGCCGCCATACATGTTCCTCGGCCTGTCGGCCAACATGCAGGCCGAGTCGCTGGCCGCTGCACGGTCGGCCCTCATGGCCAAGAGCCAGGAGCGCCGGACGGGCTGGGGTGAGGACCACGAGCAGTCGTTCCGCCTCTCGGCCAAGATCCGCGGCAACACCGCGGAGATGAGGGCCTACGACCTGGAGGTGAAGTGGCGCGACACCGAGGTCCGCCCGCTCTCCCAGGCCGCGGACGCCCTCGGCAAGCTGGCCGGCCAGGTCGGTGTCCCGCTGGAGATCCTATGGGGGATGATTCCCAACTGGACCGACAGCGATGTCGAACGCGCCAAGACTCTCGTCAACACCCAGGGCTTCGACCAGCTCCTCGCCCAGCTCGATCAGCAGATCCAGGGTGCGGGCGGGCAGAACCCGCTCGCCAGCCCGACGGGCATCGGTGGTCAGATCCGCACGGTTCCGTGATGAAGGGCGGCATCGACCGCCCCGACCGGGCCAAGCGTCGCACCATCCGCGAGCACTTCCGCGAGGATCCGGGCCTCTGGGGTGACGTCGGCCAGGCGTTCTTCATCTTCCTGCTCGTCGTCGTCATCATCGTAGAGATCGTGAGGTTCTCATGACCGCTCCCGTCGCGTCCGCCGCCAGTGGGTACCTCGTGCTCGATGCTGCCTACCGGGCTGCGGTGGCCCAGACGGCCATCGGTGTCATTCGCATCATGCAGCTCTGGTGGACCTCGGTCGATCCCGCCGACCTCGCGCGGACGTCGTCCCGCTGGCTGGAGACGTCGGTCCTGACCATCCTGGCCGCGCAGGCCCGCACGGCGAGCATCGCTGACGCCTACACCGAGCAGGTCCGCCGCCTCTCCATCCCCGGCGCACTGCCGTGGAAGCCGCCACCCCTGCGCCCCGAGAATCCCGAGCGGATCCGCAAGAGCCTGATCTTCACCGGCATCCATCAGACCGCTGAGAAACTAGCCATCACCGAGAAGAGCCTGCAGGGCGGCCAGACCGACGAGGAGCGTGACTCCGACCAGCGGACCCAGCAGGGTCGCAACGCGCAGCTCATGTCCGAGGGCCTGGCCCGTGCGGCGGGGTCGGCCATCCGCCTCGTCACGGACGCCGGCCAGGAGCGGATCTACGACAACGTCGTCAGCGACCCCACGGCCATCGGCTGGGCCCGCACCACAAAGCCCGGCTGCTGCTACTTCTGCGCCATGCTCGCCAGCCGCGGGTTCGTCTACAAGGAGGACTCGTTCTCCGAGTCCGACGCGCGGTTCATCGGCCCTGGTCAGCACAAGGTCCACGACACCTGCGGGTGTGGCCTGCGTCCCCTGTACAACCAGGAGGATCCGCTCCCCGACCGCAACGAGGATCTCTCCGACCTGTGGGCCAGCGAGGCCGCGCGGTACAGCGGTCAGGAGGCGATCAAGGCCTTCCGGCGAGCCTACGAGGCGAGCCCCTTGTCACAGCCCGCGAACGTGGTGTAGGGTTTCCGTGTCGGGATGGCGCAGTCGGTAGCGCGGTGGGCCCATAACCCACAGGTCGCGGGTTCGAGCCCCGCTCCCGCCACCAACGAAGGCCCCGACCAAGGAGTTGAATCCCTGGTATCGGGGCTTTCGTGTATCCTGGCCTCATCAGCCCGGTCGCAGGAGTCCGGGCAACGACGCACCCAGGAGTGCAGCCGTGGCGAAGAAGAAGTTCGAGGAATACAACGCTCCGTGGGAGGTCGACGCCGACGGGAAGGTCCTAGAGACCCCCGAGGACATCGACCCGGTCAAGCTCAAGAAGTACATCTTCGGGCTGATCGAGGACAAGGAGACCCTCCAGGAGAAGCTGACGACCGCGGAGACGCAGGTCGCGCAGGCGAACGACCAGCTTGCCGAGGTCCGTCGCGAGCACGAGAACGACGAGCAGCGCCGCGCCCGCGAGGAGAAGGAGCGGGAGACGGCCAACGCCGCCCTGGAGCAGAAGGCCACCTTCGCCGACCGGCTCGACGTCGCCCTGTTT